GGGTACTGGTGACATGAGTGATGTTATTGATGATACCTCTCCCCAACTTGGAGGAGATCTTGATGTCGTTACCCACGGTCTAGTCTCAACAAGCAATCGTAATATCGCACTCACTCCAAATGGGTCTGGTGTCGTTAGGCTAGATGGCAACGTGGATATCTCTACCGGGGCAATAGATCTGAAGAATGGTGGAGCGCAGTCTTATGTACGGTTCTACTGCGAAAGCTCAAACCTTCACTATGCACAATTACAAGCACCGGCTCACAGTGCATTCAGTGGAAACATAACTTTAACCCTACCAGCTACAGCCGGAACAATAGCTTTAACGTCAGACATAGCCGATGAGGCTACGGCTCTTAGCATAGCTTTAGGATAAAGGAGAAGAACTATGGCAAACACATTTAAGGTAGTAAGTCACGATGTCATGCCGGCATCAGCCGGAACTCCGGAAGACTTATACACAACACCCAGTAGCACAACGACAGTAGTGATTGGATTGAATATCGCTAACGTTCATACGGCACAAGTAACCGCCTCAGTAAAATTAGTATCGGATACATCGGGAGGGGGAAGAACGGCAACGAATACAACTACCTTCTTAGCAAAAGATGTACCTCTAGCAGTAGGCCAAAGTAAGAATGTTCTAATCGGTGGCAAGGTAGTCCTAGAGACAACTGATAAGATCCAAGTCGATGCATCGGTCGCAGATAAATTGAGCGTCACTATGAGCATAATGGAGATAACCTAATGTCAGAATATGATTTAGGAAAACAAGGTGATGGCACTAGCTATGAGCCAGTTATTCGCCAAGTAGAAAACACAATAAACAACGCATTAACCATAGACGCAAATAACAATGCTGTATCTCCAGGGCCTATTACATTGAATGCCACAGTAACTGTGTCTGGAACGTGGGTGATAGTATGAGCAAGCTACAAGTAGAAACAATATCGCATACGAATAATACTACGGCTATGACAGTTGATAGTACAGGACGTATCCTTACTCCAGCAAGACCAAGTTTTTTTGTAAGAGGTAATGATGGTTGGAAAGACCATGGCTCAACTAGGGTTGTATTTTTTAAAACATCAACTCAAGCTGTGGAAATAATATCAAATGTAGGTAGTCATTTTGATGCATCTACTGGAAGATTTACTGTTCCTGTTACTGGTCTTTATCAGTTTAATGTTTCTCTTTATTGTAACCACACTGATGATGGCACTACCTATGCTCAATTTTATGTTGATGGCGTTCATTTACATAACAATTTTATGATATATCGAAATGATGATACTGGATACCCAGATAACTCTTTAAATTTTTCAACTGCTGTTGAATTAACTGCATCACAATATATGGAGATTATGGTCGTAGAAGATCTTTATGGACATCATTGTTATTGGAATGGAGCTTTAATAGGATAAAATTATGACAATAGAAGCAAAACATTTTAGACAAGTAAGAAACGCAAAATTAGCAAGATGCGATTGGACACAAGCACCAGACAGTCCTCTTTCAGATACAAAGAAAGCAGAATGGGCTACATACAGACAGGCACTTAGAGATTTAACTAAAACAGTTACCCCAAAGTTTTTGCCTAATAGTCCAAGAATAGACGAAACTGATTTTCCCAAAGAACCAAGCTAGGATAAGACAATGGCAAGTATATTAAAAGCAGACAAAATCGAAGGAGTGACCGCAAGCGGTACTGTGCAGATGCCAGCTGGTCATGTGATACAAACGTTAAGTTTTGCACAAGATGGTAATATTAATACAACAAGCACTTCTTATGTTGCAACTGGGTTTGTCTGTTCTATAACTCCTAAATTTTCAACAAGTAAAATTCTTTGGACTATAGCAGGAGGGTTGGTGAGTTACGGAAGTGGAAGTTGTGTTGGTCGTACTCAATTACATAGACAGATAGCTAGTGGGGGGTATTCAGTCATTTATAATGTAGGTAGAAGAGTTTTAAATAGCTATTCTTATTATGAACC